GGGCGGCAGGCCGTACTTGTTGCGAAGATGCCATAGGTGGCCCCTGGCGATGCCAATGCGAGCCGCCAACTCTTCGTTCTTGAGGTCGGAGTGCCAGAGTTGAAAGAGCAGGGCGACGTCGATGATCTTGCGCATTACTGCGGCCTCCTATATCCGGCGTATTCGTACTGGTTCCATTGCTCGCGCGAGCCGTCCGCGTTCATGACGTTGACGAACGTGATCTTGTAGGTGTGCTGGCCAAACAGCAGGCCGGTCGTGCCGTCTTCTCGTGTGTAGTAGGCGATGTCCTTCGCGTCTGGGACGACGTACATTCTGCACCCGCTGGCTTCTTCTTCCCGGCCGTCCAGCGGCCCGCCGACAAAGCGCATCAGCATTACTTCGCCTCAGGCGGCTCGGGCAGCGGCATCCAGTGTGTGAATCGTTCGAGCGGTCGCGGCCCATTCGCCTCTGCGTCCTCTCGCACGTTCCAGTACCCGCAGCCGGCACTCCAGCAGCCAAACGTAACCCAATCGCTGTCCGTAAGAATCACCATGTCGTAATCTTCCGGGAGCCTCTCGCTCACTGGTATCCATTGAGGAACGCCAGCAAACGCGTCCGTGATGTCATCCAAGACTCGCTTCGCCATTCGCTCGGCCAGTGGCTGGCCAGTGCCCTGCAGCATCATTTCTGCGCAGGCGCGGGCGGCAATGATCTCGTCGCGGCAGTCCCGCAGGCAGCGGGTCACCTCAAACTCTTCGATCTCGGCCGCTGGCGTGTTTGCCAGCAGGGCCTCGATGCGGCTGACGATGTCCACGGGCGGCTCCTCCTTTGGCTGCATTTCCTCTATCCAGCGGCGCTTGATGTATCCCATGGCAGTTGTCGGCCTAATTCTGGTTCTGTGGCTACTTGCCGTCTGCCGACCGGGCCGCGAGCGGGTCACCCCAGGCCAATTTCTTCCATCATGTCGATGATCTCTTCCGCCAGACGAGTTTCGCCGTCGTCCGAATCCGGGTGCGCCAGTGCGTCACTGCAGGCCCCGCTGATCCTGCGGAGCAGTTCCAGCACAGACGCCGCCTGCATGGCGACCTCGAACTCTTCCACTTCGTCCGGCAGGGTGTAGGCAAGGGTGGCGCGCATCACTTTCCTTTCTTCTTGGCCTTGGCGGCAATGTCGAGGGCAATCGCGACGGCCTGCTTCTGCGGCCGCCCTTCTTTTTTGAGCGTCTTGATGTTCTCGCTCACAGTCTTGTGGCTATACCCCTTCTTCAGCGGCATCGCTTTCCTCCTCCAGCATTTTTCGGCTGACGTATCGCACCAGTTCTTTCTCAAACACAGCCAGCGACTCTTCCAGCATCTGCCCGGCAAACACGAGGCCGCTGGCACCATCGGACGAGGCTGCCGCCGTAACGGCCCCGAAGGCGATCCGCAGCCCCGTGAGCATGATCTGCAGTTCGGACAGTTTCTCTAGACCATTCTCCATTCGCCGTCCCCCTGCCGCTGGAACATTCGCGCCATCAGTCCGACGTTTTTTGCCACGACGAGCATCGACGGGTGAAACACGGCCACGAGCCTCCCTGGCAAGGATTGCGCGGCCAATAGTCCAACTGCGGCAAATGTCGCAATGCCTCTCCCGCGGTGAGAGATACACACGAAACTTTCTAGGGTATGCCATCGCTCCCAATGCTCCGTGCGAGTCCATCCGACGATGTCGCCGCCGTCACGAACGACAGCGATGCTTCCGTCCAGTTGCCCCTGCGCAAGTTTGTTCTGAAAGTCGCTGCCGGGCTTCGTGAGCGCCGACGCGATAAAGCGGCGGTCCGCCTCTGGCAGATCCTTCAGCGCCGTCACCGTGCAGTTCATCGTGCCCCCGCAATCGCCGCGTACTCTGGATTGAGTTCGATTCCGATCGAACTCCTGCCCATTTCTTCCGCTACTGCACAAACCGTGCCGGAGCCGGCGAACGGATCGAGGACTACGTCGCCCGGATTGCTGGAGACTCCGACGATGCGGCGCACGAGTTCGGACGGCAGTTGCGTCGGCACGCCTTCAATGCGCTCGCCGAACGTCCCACACACGCGGCTGATCGTCCATACGTCGCCCATGATCTTGCCGCCGGCAGCGGCGCGCTTGTCGCCGTACTTCGTCTGCCTATCAGACGGCACCGTGACGGCCGATTTGTTGAACGTGAACTGCTTGGGGCTTTTGACGGCGTAGAAGATCGGCCGGCTCGTCCTGCCAAACTTGCGATGGCAATAGACGCCGAAGGTCTCGTGCCATGTAATGCGGTTGCGGATCGACAGCCCTTCGAGTTGTATCGAGAGGTCGATCTCTGCGCCATGCTCCTGGCCGCTCACGATCCACAGCGACCCATGCGGCCGCAGCAGCCGGCTGCAGAGATAGATCCACTTCCGGCACCACGGCCAGTAGTCATTGCGTCGGTCGGCCTTGCGGCCAAAGCCGTAGTCGACGCCGATGTTGTAGGGCGGATCCGTCACGATCAGATCGACGGAGTTTGGCTCCATCGCCCGCATGACTTCGACGCAGTCGCCTGTGATGATGTTCATGGTTTACGCCGGCCACCCGCCGAGAAACACGTTGCATCCCGGATCCCACTCCGGAATGGGAAGCCAGAAGTCGATGGCCCGAACGTCTCCCATTTCGCCAACTGCCTCTTGATCCTGCAGGTACGAGTACCAGACCCCGTCTCGGAGCCAGCCAGCGAACTTGCGGTACATGCCGGTCGCCGGAATGATCTGGCCGACAACAACCGTCTGCATTTCGCTAGGCATCTGCTCCGCTATCGGAATCCACACTGACCGTGAGGCCCATCTTTCGCTTTTTGTGCATGATTCCTGACAGCGATCGGCCGAGCATCGTGGCGATCTCCGGCTCCGTGTGCCCCTCGGCAACGAGTTCTCGCAGCCGCTGCTCGTCACCGTCCGTCCACCGTCGCCGCCCGTTGTGGGCGACGATTCTGAAGGCAAGTCGCTTTTCCTGTCGTTTCTCATATCCAGGCGTCCCCTTGCGGCGGCTTTTGCGAATCGTTTCGCGGCCACGCTCCGAATGGGCGTACTTCCTCCAGACCTCTCTCGATCGCTCTGACTTCCGCCAGCGGAGCATTGCCTCTCGCGCCGGCGATCCAGGTATGGCCCGCAGCCTGCGTTGCCTCTCGGACTTCGTCTCCATCACTCGTCAAACCACGTTGAATAGGGCAGCACTGACAGGTAGGTGACTGCTCCGGCTAGGCACAGCACCATCGCCACGTTTAGCCAAACGTGCAGCATGAGATTTGCCTCGCAAGGTTCTCGCACTCGCCGATGACGTATGCCTCGTCGCGGCGGACGCCGCCCAGTTGTGGGATCTTCGGGATGTAGTCCCCGGCGTGTCCGGTGTCGAAACCGATCCACCACCCGTCAGGTTCTTCGCTGGGCGGCAAGGAGTTGTCCGAGTAGGTGCAGCCACCGTGAACCTCAAGGTTGAGGTCGAAGTAGTGCCTGCCAAACAGCGGGTGCGACTCGTCGGCAATCCGAACGTAGCCGTTCAAGTTGCCGAGCGGGCCTTCGAGGACCGCACACTCCAGGCCGTGCGAGATGAATCGCTTCATTTCTTGCTCACCAGGAGTTCTTCCCGGTAGACCCCAACGTCCTGCGGCGCTTTCACGCCGATCCGGACGGCCCCGTTCGGCAGCACCTTGACGATCGTGATCTCGATCCCCTTGCTGGGGATCATGACCCGCTCGCCGGCTTTCCTTGTCACTACAAGCATGGCTGACTCCGTTCAGCGTTGTGTGGCCGGGTAGCCTACCGAGGCCACCCACGATTTGCAAGCCTCTTTGACGGCACTGCTTTTGTGCTTCTCGGCACACCATCGGATGTAAGCCACTCCTTGCTCCGTTTCTGACACTTGTGCAAGTGCCATGCCGGAGTAGCGGCCGTTGAGAAAAACGAAGCCGGGCTTGTCCTCGACGATCTGCCGGATGGCCGGGACGCGGATCTTGATGCCGCAGAAGGCACACTCCGCGAGCCATTCACCGCGATAGTCGTCGATGATGTCAAAATAGGTAGACCCGCAGTCGCAGGTGTATTCGCCGTCGGAGCGGCCGAGGATCCCGCAGGCCGGAATCTCCAGGGCGGGCTGGGCTTGGGCAGGGGCCGGCTCGGCCGCCTTCTTTTGAGGCGACTTCTTCTTCGCCTTTTTGTCCGGAACCTCCTCCGGCGAGATGTCGAAAAGCAGGCTCATAGTTTCAGATTCATCCGGTAGTCCACCGGCTCCGAGGACACAATCAGTTCATGCCGCGCCCGAGTGACGCCGACGTACTCGATCCGCCGCTCCTCGTCATGCTGCTCGCGGTCGGACCGCTGGGCCTCGTCGATGCGGCGGGTCGTGGTCGTCGAAAGCACAACCACATCGGCCTCCATGCCCTTTGCAGCATGAATCGTGCCAAGCCGAATCTGTGGCCGAGTAGCCAAATCGGCACCGTATTTCACGGCCGAGTTCCGCCACCGATCGCCGCCCGTCACCAGATCGCCCCATGTCCCGCCGGTTATCCGGTCGACCATGGCCCTGGTCATGCCGGTGTCCTCAAGGTCTGACGGAAACACGGCGTCCCAGCGGCGTACCGTGAGTTCGTTCTGCCAGAGCGTCTTGGTGCCCCGGTCAAGGAGCGGGCCGTCCTTGCCGCGGGACGGCAGTTCCTGGATGGCGCAGGCGAAGTCATCGCCGGAAACAGCCTCGCCATGCTCCAGGTCCCAGAGGGCCTTGATGCCGCGCAGCGCGGCCGTGGTGTCCTTGGACTTGAGTTTGGCGAACGGCATTTTTCGCTTTCGCAGGGCTTCGGCCCACTCGTCGAGCGTGAAGTTGCAGCGGGAGAGAATGAGCGTCGGTCGGGCTGGGTCGAGGGCCGGAATCACAGACGACGGCCCGCCGCCCCGCGAGATCTTGCCGTCATGGTCCGCCGGGGCCACGCCGCGGTCGAAATATCCCTCGTGCATCTGCCGCAGGCATTTCTCGCCCAACTGCAAGATGGGGGCCGGGCATCGGTAGGACTTGGGCATGACGCGGGTCTTCTTGGCCTCCCAGGCGAGGAAGTGCCGGGCGTCCGAGCCGCCGAAACTGAAGATCGCCTGGAACGGGTCGCCGGCGATGTAGACCCATTTGACCTCCGGGCCGGCCGCGAGGCGGCGGCACACCCGGTCGACGAGCGCCGAGGCGTCCTGGGCCTCGTCGAAGATCCAGGCTCGAACGTCCCGCGGCAGTTCGCCCTCCGGATCCACCTCGTACACGCCGTCGGCGTCGAAGTGGATGCCGGCGTAGCGGGCCAGCAGGTCGCTGAAGTCGCAGCGGTTCTCCAGGCGCTTGGCCTGCTCGTACCGCTGGATGAACTGCTTGCACTGGGCGAACGGCGGAACGTCCTGGCCGGCCCGAACCATGCGCTGGAGGGTCTTCTTGAGCGGCTCGATCCTAGCCCGGCTGACCTCCCAGCAGTTCAGGGCCGTCGCGGCCGCCCTGTCGCCGGCGTACACGGCGTACCCGCTGTCGTCGTCGATGATCGTGCGAACGTCGACCTTGAGGGCGTCGGCCAGCCAGATCTGGCTGGCCTTGGTGTCGTCGATCAGTTGGCCCTTGGCGACGGCCAGTTGCTTGTGGGCGACCCCGTGGCAGGTCTTGAACCACCCGTCGCGGGCCAGAACCTCCGGCGGGATCCCCCAGGCGAGACTGGCCCGCTCCACGGCCTCGGCCCTGGCAGCCCTGGTAAACGAGGCAAACCCGATCGCGAACGGACTGCCCCCGAGGGCCTTCTTGGCACCCTCCATGACGCGGAGAAGTTCCGTAGTTTTCCCAGACCCCGCAGATCCAATCAGTTTGGCGACTTCCATGACCACGTTCCACTTTCCAGAAAATGATTTTGGCGATTTGTGGTATGTCGCAAGTCCTTGACGATCAAGGACTTCGGACGCGAAAAACCACTTATCCGGTTTTCCGCGCCGTTTCGGCGCTGCTCACCCTCATTTCTCCTGTATTAACTAGGGAATCGCCCGCGGCCATCCGCTCCAGTGCCCGCAGGTGCTTGCCGGTGAACCGGATGTAGCGCCGGGTCGAGCCGCCGTCGCCCGTATAGCGGCCCACAGGGAACGACCGCTCCCCGGTGGCCGCCAGGAGCATCTTCTTGACCTTGAGTTTGTCGCCCTCCTCCAGACGCCTCTGGCGGCGGTCTACGTCCTCCCAGACCCTGGACCACCCAAACCACAGTTCCCAGACCCCGTCCTTGCTGCGGACCCAGGCGGGCCTCCCAGAGGCATCAGGCTCGCCGTCGTCCTCCTCCTCCTCGCCCGGCTCCGGAGTCATGCACAGGGCGTCGAGCATCCAGCCGGCCACGGCGGCATACCGGAGGTTCTCGGCCGTCGCCTCCTCCTGGACGGCCTCGTCCATGAGTTTGGCCTTCAGCCCCCGGACGGCAGGCTGGCCGGCCCGCGGCCCCTTGGTCTTGGCGGCCGACCCGCACCAGATGACGCCCCACTCCTCCGGAACGGCGTCCAGGATGACCGTGTGCGTGGCCTCCAGGACCGCGCAGGCCACCTTGGCGGCCGACCGATAGGTCTCGGCGTCCATGATGACGTCGACCATCTTGGTGTCGCCCTTGGAGAACACCGGGATCGCGAGGATGAACGTCACGGGGTCGTTGTGGACAACCTTCAGCCGCCACCGGCCCGGGAACCACTCGCCGTCCCGGAACTCCAGGCCGTTGAGCGTAAAGGGGCAGTCCACGCGCTCGTCGGTGTCGGCCACCTCGTCAACGCCGCCTGACTCGATGCGTTCCTGCAGGCGCTTTTTGAGGAACTCCGGCCCGCCACCCTCGGCCCGAACTTTGATCGCCCAGCGAACTTGGCCGCGCCAGATGTTCTCGACCTCCTGGTCAGGCAGCGGCGGCACACACTGCGTCAGGTTGATGGCCTTGGCCTCGATCAGCGTCTCCTGTTGCTCCTGGGGGTCGTGCGGGTCGAGCATCCGCACACACTTGGAGGCGATGTACCGCACCATCGTCAGATGGCGGGAGCCAGAGTCCGCCTTCTTGTGGAGGATCTCGCTGGCCGGCGTCTTCAGCCCGGCCTCGTCGCGGCTCGTGGCCTTGACGATGGCCTGCATGAGTTCGTGCGGGATCTCGGCCACCGAGACCTCGTCCGGCGAGAACCCGTATTTCCAGCGGTAGCGCACGCCAGAAGCGTGGATCGAGGGCGGAAACACCGACTGCGCCCCCTTGCCGCCGCCGCCGATGCGGATCTCCAGGCCGCCGATCTTGATGACGGCCTGCTGCGGGAGCCGCTCGTCGAACTTGAAGATCCGATGCTCGCTGCGGTGCGAGATGTAGGTCGGCGTCTCGACGAGGTGCAGGCCGAACTTCTCGGCCGTCTCCTTGCCGGCCTCGTCGTCCCACTCGATGTCGACGATCCCCGACTCCTTGCCGAGGGCCACGCCGATATTCACCGGCGCGGTGCCGTCGAACCACTCGGCCAGGGTCTCCTCGTCAGTGGTCGCGATCCTCTGCCACTTGGGGTGGACAGGATGCTTGCCGGGCGTCCCGCAGGCCGTCCCGTAGGTGCAGGTGCAGGTCTTGCCGTCGGCCCGCAGTCCATTGATCGGCAGGCAGCGCCAGCCCATCGCGGCATACGCAGCCGCGGCCTTGAAAAAGTCTTCCATGTCTACCTCCATGCGACAAAGAGACGCCGCCGGGGAGTGTGGCTCCCCGGCGGCGCCGACTGGCCATCCGCTGCGGTGACGGGAGAATGCGCCCCGCAGCACAGACGACTTCCAGAGTTACGACGCCACCGCTGGCTGGGCGACCGGCCCACGAATGCGTGGGTCTGGGCCGCCGGTCCAGCCGCTGTTCTCACTCCTCGCCCATCTCGTCAGCCTCGACGGCCGACGCAATCGGCGGGGCGGTGAACATCGCCCGGATCGGGTCTGCGTAGACCCGCTTTGCGACCTCGCCCTGCTCCGGCGTGATCGTGCCGGCAAGCCGCGGCACGATCTGGGAGTACGGCTGGCCGCCCCGACCCTTCGCCTTCACCAACTTGAGGCCGATGACAGCCTCGTGCGGGAACACCGGGAGCCGCTTCAAAAACGGCACGATGTTCCGCAGACTGCCCGGCCCGACGGTGACCAGGATCGGCCACGTTTCGCCCTGCCGCAGGATGGCCAGGGTGCGCGCCTCCTTGCACCGCTTCCCGCTGCCGCCGCGGCCGCTGCCGTAGCCGAACTCGGGACCGTTCGACAGGCTGACCCAGTCGTACTTCCTGTCGCCGATCCGGTACTTCTCCAGGGCCTCCGGCCGAATCGAAGTCCCGATGTCATCCGACACGCGGTAGCCGATCTGCAGATCGTTCGTCACGATCACGGGCCGCGCATCGCTGGGATCCTCCTCGGGCCACAGAACCCCCTTCTTGCCGACGCCGACCAGCAGGCCGACGATTTCGTCGGTTGTGGTCGTGTTGCCGTCGACCTCGATCGTCCACTGTGTCGCCCCGCCCAGCGGCGTCTTGACGCGGACGAGGTCGGTCTCCTGCATCTGCTCGCCTTCGAGGTTCGCGGCGATGATCGCCATCTGCCGCGAATCCGGCGTCAGTGCCGGATAATCGACCGTCTTTACCGCCAACTCTGCAGTAGCCATTTATGGCCTCCTGTCGCTAATCGTCCACCGAACCAGCGTCAGCCAACCGTGACATGACGCAACTTCATCTCCGTGTATTCACCGACGATCCCGTCGAACGGGGTGCCGGCGGCAAACGGGGAACCGGCCTCCCTGCCGGTTTCCTTTGCCCGCTCGACGAGCCACGCCTTGAGCGTCGTGGTCGCCACCGTCGTGATCGCATCCTCGATCCCGACGGCTCGCGCTGCTTCCAGCACCGCGTCGCGCCGATCCTTCGGCACCGACAGGTGAAGGGACTCCTCCACCCGCCAACTCCTCCCTGCGACTCGAACTCCATCGAGTCGTTGCACCGTCATGTCCTCGACGGCGATCTGCTCCAGGCGGACACGACGCTTTTTCATGTCGTCCACCCGTGCCGACAGCGCGGCGATGTCCTTGTCGAGTTGCGTGATTTCCTCAAGCAGCCCCGACAGCCCGTGTTCCTCTGTAGCCTGTAATGATGGCATCAATGACCTCCTGTCTGCTTTCCAGTGCCTTGTAGACCGAACCGTCAACGGTCTGGTTGCCGTCTACCGTCGCAACCAGACTGTAGAAGTGCGTTTTCTTGGTCTGCCCAGGTCGGTGCAGCCGCGCGATCGCCTGCAGGTACTCGCTCAAACTGTGCCCCAGGCTATAGAAGACCCCGTAGGCGGCACGCGTCAGGTCGATGCCGATGCCGCCGCTGGCCTGATTGGCCACGAGAACCGTCGTTTTGCCGTCCTGCCAATCAGCCAGTTCGTTCTTCTGGCCGTTGAGGACGCTCACCGTTCGCCCGGCCGCGAGGCAGGCTGCGGCTGCAGCCTCGCCATCAGCCTTGTAGCGGTGAAACACGACGAGCGGCTCGGAAGGGTCCAAACAGTCCAGAATATCAGCCAGCGCCGCCGCCTTGCTCGGAGTCTCGTCGATTTTGATGGCCGCGCGGCTGCCGTCGGTGTGGATGCTGCCGCCGCAGACTTCCAACAGCCGGGTCAGGTGGACGAGGACGTTGGCCGGCGTCACCTCCGCGTCACCGACCGTCGCACAGAAGTCGGCTTCCAGGCTGCGGTAGAGGGCCGCCTCCTTGGCCGTCAGTTCTACGTCTACCTGCTCGTGCATGATGTCTGGCAGATCCAAAACGTCTTCCGTGCGTCTGTGAAATGTTGTTTCTGCAACCTTCGTGCCAAACTCATCTGTGTTTCTGTAGCCAACTACCCAGCCTGGGTAACCTGGGCGAGTGATGGCGTAGCGCGCCCGAAACGTCGTGTACGACTGGCCGAATGTCTGGCACTCGGGCGACTCGATGGCCCGGTAGACCCCAAAGGCGTCGAGCGGGGAGTGGGCCAGGAGCGTCCCGGACAGGCCGATTCGCTTGGCCTGTGGGTTTTTCTTGCCCATCCGGGCCGCCCAGCGGCTCGTCGTGCCGCTCGGAGACTTCAGTTTGTGGCACTCGTCGTAGCAGATCGCGTCCCACTTGGTCTTTTCCAGGAGCGGGATCCGCCACGCCGATTCGTAATTCGTGACCACAATCAGCGGCCTGGAGTCAGCCAGGGCCGCGGCCACCAACTGCTCTTTCTGCTTCGAGGACCCCTTGGTCAGCAGCAGGATCCGGTAATCCCCCAGCCACAGCCCCGCCTGTTTGCCCCATGCCGGCACGACGGCCTTGGGGCAGCAGATCAGAACCTTGGACAGCCCCTCGGCCTTGAGGATCTCTAGAAGGCAGCGGGACTTCCCCGTCCCCATCCCCATGTGCAGGAGGACGCAGCGCCTGCCTGCCGCCCACGCAATCGCGTCCCGCTGGTGTTGCCAAAGCATCGCTCGCTCCGTCCGTGGTGGATGGAGGATAGCGGTGATTGGCTACTTGTCAACACGGGTCCGCGGCCTGCCGATCTTCGTGCCGGCCTGCTCCAATTTCGTGATTTCTGCCGCCCGGCGCTCGCAGGACTGCCGCGAGAAGATCCACAGCCGCGACTGCGCGGAGCGGCCGGAGTGCAGGACGCGGCCGATAATTTTTCCGTCTCTGGCCAGCCGCGGCACCAGCGTCCAGAAGACACCTAGTATCTTCGCGGCCTCGTAGACGCCGACAGCGTCCCCGAACGCGATCTTCTGCCTGCCGGAAGCCGCCAGGGCCTTGAGCATGGCCGGGCGGGCGTCCACGGCCGTCCTGGGGCGACGGGCCTCCGTGCGCTTGGCGGCGTAATCCCGGTAGTTCTCCTCGCACTCTTGCCGGGAATAAACGGCAAACTCGCGCCCTTCCTGCCCGCACACCACGCGGGCCGAAATGGTGCCGGCGTCCGCCATGCGCTTGGGGCGCGACCAGTGGACACCCAAAAGTGCCGCCGCCTCCCACGCGCCGAGAGCCTCGTCTTTCATGGCGATATTCTGGGCAAGATACCCCGTCCTTGACAATTCGAGTGGAGGCGGCAACACTCTAATGACGACCACGGAGGGCCAGCAAATGAAGCGATGGAAGGTCGTCGTCGACTGGAGAGATGGCGATGTTGAGGATTCTGACGAATTGACTGTTTGCGCAAAGACTGCCGCCGGGGCTGCGTCTCGCGCCAAGGCAATCTGGTCCGAGACCAACCGTGCCGAGTGGCCGCGCATTCGGATCGAGAAGGTTTTTGTTCTGACTCCGAAACGACTTCGGAGTTTGCTCTGATCGCATGGAGGTGGCATATCTACCCACAAGAGGGGCGCCGCCTATGAAACTGACTGACTTTCTTGAGCAGATCTACATACCGCTGAAGCGCATCAAGAAGCACACCGAGACCCTCTACAGGATCACCATCTCCGAGTTTGGGAAGTCTCTCGGGCACGATCCGACGCTGGACGACCTTGAGGAACTCAAAGTCGCCCGGTTCCTCGCCAAGCGAGTGCGCGAGCGTCAGCCGGCAACGGCCGCCAAGGACAGGAGCCAACTCCGCGCGATGTGGGAGTTGGCCGCCCGCCGCAAGATGGTGGAAATGTGGCCGACCATCTCGCTGATACGCATCCCCGAGCGCGTTCCAGAGGCGTGGCTGACAGACGAGATGCAGATGATCCTGCAGTCGGCGGCCCGCGAGTCTGTGAAATACGGAGAGATTCCAGCGGCCGACTGGTGGCGCGCGCTGCTGCTCGTGATGTACGACACCGGGGAGCGCGTGGGGTCTGTCACGGCGCTGCGGTGGCGCGACGTGCGCGGCAACGCCGTCCTGTATCCTGCCGAGAACAGGAAGGGCAGCCGCCGCGACATTCTCCGCAGCATCGGCGACGACACCGCGTCCGCCCTGCAGGCGATCAGGATGTCTCGCGGGCCGGAGGACCTCGTGTTCCCCTTCCCGCGGAGCAAGTCCTACCTGTGGCGGCGGCTGGAAATCATCCTCAAGAGGGCCGGCCTGCCGAGCGGCAGAACGTGCAAGTTCCACAAGATCCGCAAGACGACGGCGTCCTACGCCGAGGCCGCCGGCCTGTCGGCCCAGGCGCTCCTCGACCATTCAGACCCGAAGACGACACGGAAGTACCTGGACCCCAGGATTGTGCGCCAAAAGAACGCGCCGGACGTTCTTCCGAAGGTCAGTTAGCGTTCGGCATCTGCGGCATCAGTGCCTTGTACTGTGCCTCCGCGACCTCCTCGACGGCACCGCTGGCGAGAAGTTGCGGGAGGAGTTGCGACGGCAGGACGTATTCGCAGTAGTCGTTGCTGACGGCCAGATACACGCGGCCCTGTGCATCCGATGGCAGGTCTGATGCGAGCGGCAGCGTGCGGGCAGTCTTCGTCTCAACGTTGGGATAGCCATAGGCTGCGTCCAACTGTTCGCAGATGCTGGCGTAGACGGCAGGTGTAGAGCGGAAGTATCTCATGCGACGGTGATGTTCCACTTCTTAGACAGATACTTCTCAACGGTTCCAATATCGGCCGCACTGAGCTCTCGGTTGTATCCGATGATCTCGTACATAGTTCCCTGCAAGTAGTACGCCCCGATAAACGGAGAGCCACCATCAACGTAGACGCCAATGAACGATTTCCATGGCGTTCCAGTGGTGTTGTTCATGTTGCTTTGCGTGCCGGCCGTGCCGTTCCTTCTCGTCAAGGCTTTGTTGTTGGCACCGATAAAGGTGGCAATGTTGTTGCCGGCCGCAACTGAATCGTCGCCCGCTGGCGGGTAGGCATTGAACCCGTTACCAGCGATGCGAAACGGAAAGCCGTTTTCGTGCATGGACAACGTAATGCCTGCCTGGCCGAACACGTCTGCATTAGAGGCGTCAGGAGCGTTGAACACACGCGCAAAACCGCCGCGCGTCGATTCCTCAAATACGATGAACCACGTTGATGGCTTGAAGGAGATGGCTGGGCTTCCTCCAGACTGAAGGTATGTCGTGCTTCCCTGGCCCATGCGGATGGCGTTTTTGCCGTTTCTGTACCCGGTGCTATACGCCGGCTGATACGCGGCAGTGGATTGCGAATAGGCAATGCCGCTGCCGCTGCTGTCTCGCCACTCCGAAACATTGCTGCCGTTGAGCGTGATGCTTGACGAGTTGTTGGCGTCAAGCCACAGCTGCAGCCCGGAGATCTGCTTTGGGCTGAACCCGCTTGCCCGTGGCCGCAGCAGTCTGTTGTTCATCGCCATGCGTCAGTTCCGCGTCGGCGGCTCCTCGACGATGCCCTTCACGAACTGATGCAGTTCCCGCTGGCCGTGCGAGAGTTCTTGCAGCGTCAGCGCCTGCTGGCGTTGCACTTGCCCAATCTCTTTCAGCGTCTCCGACGTCGTGTCCAAGAACTCAACGTGCGACCGCACCATCGGCTCGACGACCGTCCCGTGCAGCGCGACGGCCGCCTCGCGGCCGAAATACATCACCACCGCCAGAATGACGCACGGCACGCCAAACCTGTCCGCAATGCGGAGGAACGTGTCCAGGACGCCCTGCTTGATCTCCTCTGCCGTCACGGCCGCCCCCGTCAGGTCTTGAGGAGGACGACGCACGAAGCCGCCGTGCCGGCGGCCTGCCCGGCGACGAGTTTGATGGCTCCGACGCCGTAGGCGGCGTCAGGGAGGGCGTAGACGCGAGCCTCGGTGGTGGACTGGGCCAGCGTGATGTCGGCCGCGCTGCCGTCGGCGGCATACACACGGCCGAATGTGCCGTCGGTCGTGCCGGACGCCCACAACTGGATCGAGGTGAACGACGTCGCGCTGGTGCCGACGAGAATCGACCCGCCGGCAACGTCGTCCCAGCGAATCACAGATGACCCGGCAACGCTCGTGCCGAGGGTGGCCGAGACGGCCTTGAACTTTCTGCGGATCTTCGGCTCGGACATGGTTCGCACCTCCGTGTGCGTTGCGGGCCTCTCGGGGCCACTCGTGGCGTGCTACAGGGGCTATACCTCAATTGTAGCGTTCTGTAGCCCACGGATCGCGCAGTCGACGGCAGCAGAAAGTTGGAGCAGCGAGCCAGAATTGACAATCTCGCCATCGACGTATTCGTCAGGGATCCCGCGCTCGCTCTCGTGCGATGCCGTCGATCCCGCCAGAGTGGAGAAGCCTGGGCGAATCACGCGCCACACGACCCCGCCTCGGGCCTTCACGGCGGCGGCCTCGTTGGCGAAACGTACATCGGTGATGCAAAAGTTGAACTCCGTGTGCTCCTCAATCTTCCGCATCGTCGCCATGACCCATATTTCCGGGTGGATCATGTTCCGCCCCCAGTCGGTGCCGAGGGTCTGCAGCAGCCGCCTGGGCGAACAGCCGATGAACCCAAGGGCGTTTTCCTTGAGGCTCCTGTCCTGCAACTGCTCGACCGTCAGCCCGGTGATGGCCGACACGGCGGCGTACAGAGGATCCGCAAATGCCAGCGGCACAAACTGGTGTTCTAGGCACAGCCGCTCCGCAACGCTGTTCTTCCCGGCACCAGCCGCCCCGCAGAGTCCAATGATCACAGTTCCATCTCCTCTCCGTTGAATCGAATCGTCACCCCCAGCGGACCAGCGAGCCAGCGGATATTGACCCTCGCCTCAATCAGCATGGCCTCGGCCTTGACGATCTGTTCGGTCCACCGATCCGGCGTTGCCGCCCGCGGCCGAACATGGCCCACCACCTCCGATATGCCGGCCATGATGATCGCCCTGGCACAGTCCATGCAGGAGAACCATGGGCAGTAGAGAGTCGCCCCCAACGTCGGCGTGCCCACCCGCGCGGCGGCGTAGATCGCGGCCCGCTCCGCGTGTTCGATGTAGCCGTACTTCTCCGGCCTCCGCAGCCTTCCCGGCGCGGCCCACACCCCAGACGGCACCTTGTTGACTCCGATGCAGACGTAGGACGCAGTCGCAGGAACCAGGACTGCACCGTTCTGCGTGTGCGGGTCATCGCTGCCGGAGGCGGCCTCCTGGGCGGCGATCCGCAGCCACTCCAGCGGTGGCGTGTAGTCAATCGCAGCCATCAGTCAACACCCGCAACGTGCATGGACACGAGTCCGCCCTCGGGGCGGTAGAGAAACGTCTCCATGGCCCGCCGAGACCCGATGAACCCGTTTTCGGCGTGCCAATCGTCCGGCGGGCAGATGGCCGGGGCGGTCCTGACGATCACTCCGTCAATCGTCTCGATGGGCCGCTGCCACTCCGCGGCCTGGGAGTGGTAGTGCCCGGTGTGCCACTCTCGGCAGGCGGCGTTGCTCCAGTGCTTCGGCTGCTCCAGGGCCATGATCTGCCCCAGTTTCCTCTTGGCCTTGTGGCCGTGGGCGAAGCCCAGAAGATTCCGGCCGTGCGTGGCGTACTGCCTGCCCGTGTGTGCGTCCGACACCGTCACGCGGCCGTCGTTGCGAAACCGCTCCATCAGCACACGCTGCCACGCCCATGAAAGCGTTTCGTCGTGGTTCCCGTTGACGACCAGAACGTCCGTCGGCGCTGTCGCGGCCGACCGCTCCACCATCTCCAGGAGCGTGTCCCAGCCGATCTGGAGCATCTTCTGCAGCCGGCCGTCGCGCTCCAGCTGTGTGCCAGAGGTGGTCTGCCCACGGGGGTTGTCGTAATGGAGGATGTCGCCAAGAAACGCGATCGTCCGTCGCGCCGGCTTCATTGCGTCTCCGACGGCGAGCAGTTCGCCAGACACCTGCCGCACGATCTTCTCGGCGATGTAGAGGTCGTAGTTCGCGCCGCCGGTCGTGCCCTTGTAGGCGTAATTGCCGAAATGAACGTCTGACACGACGACGACCTGCCACAGGCCGTTCCGCTTCGCCGGCCGCGGCACGCTCTTTCTTCGCAGGTCCTTGGCCGCCGCGGCGATCATGGCCTCGACGCACTCCAGCACACCCGGGCCGGCCTTGGGCTTGAGGCGAACGAAGACGCGGTGGAGTTCGACGGCACCGCCGCTGCCATCGCCGCACTCCCACTTGGTGGCCTCGCTCGCGGCCACCTCGTAGCGAGTCATGTCGGCGTCGATGTGCCGGAGCAAATCCTCGACGGTCTTGATCCGGCGGGATGTGCTTTTGGCCTCCAGCGTGTCGCCATCTCGCCGCTGCGTCACCTGCTCGGCGTCGGCAGTCACTGGGGTCGTGGCCGCAAGAACGTCGGCCTTCAGGGTCGTCTTAGCCACGCCTCAACTCCTGGGAATCCGATGTTCGACAGACCGCGCTCTTGCAGGGACTTGGAAATCGCCCTGGCGAGGGATCGCAGCGGCGTGACCAGCGTTCGGTCGCGAAAAGCCCGCTTGATGTCCTCAAGTTCTTGCCGCTCGCCGGCAGGAATCGAGTCAATCCACGTTTTGGAGTTGTTGTACGTCGCAGGCAGCGCGGCCATGACGGCGTCAAGGAGCCTCGGTTTCGTCGAGCCTGTAGCCAAGGCTCCAGACGACTCTGGTGATGTCGCGGGCCGCTTCGGTGACATGGTCCTCCGACGCTGTTGGGAACGAGACATGGATGAGTTCATGGAAGATGATCTCCAGGCGTTTGCGGCCTTCCAGGCGGCTGTCGATCAAGATCTTCGGGCGGACTCGCGGCGCCTTGGCGTCTGGGAGGTATGTCCACCCGTAGGCGTTGCCGCGAAGCCTCGTGAATCGCAGCAGCCAGCGGACGCCGTGAATGAGGAAGTGATGGTCGCCGGTCATGTGCGATATGTTGCCATGTGGCCTTTTATTTGTCCATGCCTGCGCTGCGTGCCTTATCTCGCGCAGTCCGGCAGGCTTTCCTAATCAGCCACATCGCCGCCGTCTCGCTCCACGGCAGGATGGTCTTCCGCTTGCCATGCTCCGTCCGCATGGCCGACAGGATTTCCGGCATCCCCGGCCCCTCGCACCAGTCTGGCCCGTTGGCGTTCATCTTGCGCGCCATCGCATTGCACGAGCAGCCGAGGCTGGCCTTGATGCCGAACCACTTGAGGAGGATCGCCTTGAGTTCCGTCCCAGGGCCATCCTGCGGGGGCTGCGGCGCGGCGGGCTTGCCTGTGGCGCAGTCGCGGTACACCGCGGTGCCGTTTTCGATGATTTTCTCCACGCATCCCATGGCTAGTTGATTGTGAGAGTGGACGTTGCGGAGTTGTAGGTGCCGGTGGCGCTCGTGCCGGTCAGCACGGGCGTGTAGGTCTGCTGCGTGGCGCCGCCGAATATGACGTACTGCGAACCAGAGGCCGGATTGCCAGTGAAATCAACCGTCAGCGCGCTGCTGCTGAACGTAGCCGACGCCGCAAGGTCGCCTGGGTTCGTCTTGATGTTCGTGAATACCACCGTGCCGTGCAGAAACGACACGGTGCCGCTGGTGTTGAGCGTGCGAAGCATCCGCACCTCACCCGCGTAGCCGGGGATGCCGAACTTGATGTCTACCGTTGGATCGCCACTTCCGGCGGCTCCCTTCAGAAAGCCGGAGAAGAACGTCGTGGAGCCATTGTCAGCCACCAGCGTCACGCCCCTGCCAAGCCACAGATCGTTCTGGTAATCGACCGTGCCGGAGCCGCGGCCGCCAATGATGACAATCTGCTGGCCGCCTGATCCAGACGCTTGGATATTGATGACCTTGTCGGTCGAAAAGCCCGCGTCGATGAGCAGCGTGGCCGTCCCGCTGATGTTCGACGCATCATCGCCAACAAGCACCTCCTGCACGCTGGCCGCGCCGAACGCGCCGTTTGACGTCAGGCTGTCGCGGCCGGCAACAAGCGTCCCCTGCTTCACTTGCAGCGGCACGGTGAACGCATTCGCACCACCCAGAACCCAGAGGCCAACGCCGCGCTTGACAACCGTCGTGGCATAAGACCCAGAGCGATCGCTGATCGCCCCCTCTATCTCGTTGTCGCCAGTATTCGTGCCGGTGAGCGTCAGCGTCCTGGCGCAGTCTCCGGCGTGTGTGATCGGCGTGGTCAGCACGAGCGGCCCAGTGCCGCTGGCTTCGATTACGGCGTCACCGCGCATCACGATTGTGGCGTTGCTCGTGTGACCCGGCCCCGTGTAGAGCAGCGTCGTGACGCAGTCGTATTCGCAGTTGCCGAGCCACACGGTGATGTCATTGCATCCAGAAAACTTGAGCGTCTCGGTGTCGGTGGCCTCTTGGTCCCAGCAGACTTTGATGTCCAGGCCGGCGAAATTGGACCCGCACGGCACCGGCTCGACGTTGAAGGAGTCCCAGCACATCAAGAACGTGATTGTCTCGTTGCACTTGCCGTATGGGCCGCCTGTGATGTATTCGCCGTGGACGAGGATGTCAGAAATGGTGGAGACGGTGACCGTCACTTGCACGGTATCCGAGAACGGCGGCAGCCGCTTGCCTCTCGGCTGCGTGAACGTCAGCCCCGCCCCAGTGCTGCTTTTCTCCTCGCAGCAGCATGGAGTCAGCGGCTCGCGGCAGCGAAAGTCGTCGTCGAACCCAGGCTCCTCGCACATGCGGCATTCGGTCGTGCCAATGCCCTGAAACTCGCCATCGGCGGCATCGCAAGCCGCCTTCGTCATCGGCGACCCATCGACGGTGACGTAGTTTCCTTCTTCGTCGTAGTAGCAGCACCCCCCCTTGCACGCCGTCTCGCATGGCTCGTCATCGAGCGTGCCGGCGCAGGCGCTCTGCTCTGTCTTCTGGCAGGCGACGTTTCCGCTGCCGTCTTCTGTGCAGCAAGACTTCGGGCAGCCCTCCTCGCAGCAATGCACTGCCGACCACTCGTGAGCGCACTCTGCCTGGAGTGTTTCGCTGCACTGGATGCCGTCGCAGCACCGGCCCTTGCAGCCAACGAAGTTGCCTTGTAGGTCGAATGGCAATAGCGGCGCCAATGGATCGCACACGGGGCAGCACAGGTCTGCCAAGACGTCGGCCGTGTTGACTAACCCCTGGACGCGGCCGTCGAAGATTTGCTCCGGCAGGCAGCCGCAGCACTGATCGTTCACGCCCCACTCGAAAAACTTTTTGCCCTCTGGACATGGACCGTCCGGGTCGGCGTCCGGGTGCCAAGCGCCGCCGCAGCAGCGGCCCTCTTCGCAGTGGCACTCGCCGCCGCAGCAGACGCCGCCGAGGACGCACTCGCACCAGAACTTTCTGGTGGCGACGAGCATACCGTTGAATGCCGCCAGAGCGCCGTTGACTAGGAGCATGATGTCGCCGTCGCCAAGGTGATCGACATTGTGGACGTCTGGCCGGGGTACGGCACCCAGGCGAGTACGCGGGTGAACTCAAGGGCGGCCGTGGTCAGCGTCACGCTTGTGAAGAATGCCGTCTCGTGATGCTGCACGTTCAGCAAGTGCCACGCCGCGGTAGCGCCTTGCGGCTTCGGCGACGACACTCTGCCAATGTAGGCGACCTGGGTTTGGCAGGCGTCTCCGATGGTGAATAGTTGATTGGTGGCGACGACCGTGCTGGAGGTGTCGTTCTGAAACGTCAGCGTCTTGGTTTCGTTGATGTTCCACGAGCCGGTGAATGTACACGCTCTGATGCCGCTGCCCGGACGCTGCAAGTCTTGCAGGCGCACTGGCTGTTCGGCGCCGCTAGTTTTCGGCGCAATGGCGTCCACCCGCGTGATGGTCCCGCGGATTTCGCTCAACAGCGACGGGCCGATGAAGTAGCGTTCCTGCCGCGCCATTACTGAAGCCGTAGTTGCAGGGTCTGTGTTAGGTCGATTTCCGGCTGGACCTGATAGGCGTAGACCAGGACTTTCGGATTTGCCGACTCGATTCTCGGCCGCCCGTTGTCGTTGAGCGGGATGGGGGAGGCCGATGGCGCCTGCGATGTACCGCCATCCTCATACTCAAAGACCCGAACCATGCCACGCACTCTTTCGCCCGGCGCTATTCCAACTGGTAAAGCAAGAATGGGGACAATCCTCCCGGCCGCGTGCTTCAGGGGTTGCCCGTGTACGTCGTCTTCGTTGCCTCCCGGCGGCGCAAACGCCTTGACATTGAATCCGGTCTGCGGCACGGCGATGTCCCAGCCGATGGCGACTGCTTGTTCGCCGCCACCACCAACCGCAAATCCGGGCAGAAAAATCTTTGTTACATTCCGCTTGAATGCGAACTCGTATGTCGCTTTCCACCCACGCCTGATCTCGCCGCCCCAACTCTCGACGTGCGGCTGCGACGACACCCCGCGAAACATGACAGTGTGCTTGCTCATCACAAGGGTGCCGAGCGTCATTTCGTTACGGTTGATGTGCCCAGCATAAAGGCAGTGCCGAGTCGGGTCTTGCAACTCGAATTGCTCAATGCTTATGTTCACAACGGCGGTCAACTTCGTCACCCCGTCGTAGGCGTCTCCGGCCGCGTTGACGGCCGGGCCTTCAATAGCGAAATCGTCGATTCCTGGAATCCCCCCGGCCGCGTTTAGCATTTTGCGCCACGAATACACGGGCGTCTCAATGAGCGACGTACTCGTGGTCCAGTTCGCGGCTCGCAATTCCGGCGGCTTGTTGTTTTGATCAGCCTGCGCGGCGTGGGCTTGCGACTCGTAGTTGAACGTGACGATCATCACCAGACGACTGTCGCCGTCAAAGCGAACGTCAAACGACTTGCAAGTGACGTTCGTGTTGATTGGATGCGAGTCGCCGACGCGAATGTTGCAGTGCTGCTGTGGGTCAACAACCTCGCTTGGAGCGCTCAAGATGATCTTGAACACTCGCACTTGGCTGTCGGCCACGCTGCCGTCCTGCATCGACCGCGTGAACTGCGAGCCGGAAGTTACTTCCGAGACCAACTTGGGCATGATCAGCCCTCCGTAATGTCAACGCGAAGCCGCGTGCCGGCCACGCCTTTGGCGTAGTACGGCGTCCCCGGCGTGAGTCGCATGACTGCCGGCTCGCCAGCGCGAAGAGTCGTGAAGCCGATGAACGACCCGCCAGCGTCGATTCCGATGGCGCATGTCGATGCCGTGGCGGTCGAGAGATTTTGCATGAAGGCGATTCCCACGCTGCCCAGGTTCGCCGTCGAGATGCTCACTGCGTTCGTGGACAACGTGAGCGTTTGGCTCTGAAGACCAGTCAGGCTCATGTTCGCCGTGACGTTGCTGGCGAGAACCTGTGAGTTGAGGAAGTCCTTGGCGATGCGGTATGAGATGCTGTATGTGATGTCTGCCACTGGCCTGCTCCTTTAGTTGGCGATGTTTGCTGGGTTGTTGGCGATGAGGTCCAGAAGGCGATTGGCCTCCTTTTGAAGTTCCACGAGGCTGTTCTGGTCCCTCGCCGCGTCGTCTCCGCGGAGAAGGCGGGATAGTTCCCGCGAGCCTTCGACCGTCGAGGCGTCGGCGACATTGAGGGCTGCGCGCGACGGGCCGCGCAGGATGGCGTTCTGAACTTGGTCGGCGAGACTGAAGATGGTTGGGGCTTGCTGGCGGGATGCCTCCTCTTGCAGCCTCCTGCGCGCCTGGTCACCCTCGTTCTGGATACCGGGGATGTCGCCGAACCTAAAGTCCCTAGCAGCCTCGGCCGCGCGTTGGTTGATCTCTGCGTCCAACTCCCGCAACTGCTGATCGAGTTCACGACGCGCTCGCTGGCCGGGGCGAAGGAGCAGTTCTCTGCCGCGGTTCTCGGCCAATTGCCTCTGCTCAATGCGGGTGCTGTTGTCCCTGGCCGCGCGAACAGCAGGCGACCCCTCGATTTGCCGATCGACCTGATCCTGCAGGCGTCTCCGCTCCTCAATGAGGGCCGTCCTGTCTTGGGTCGTGCCGGCACCGGAGTTCAATTGCTCGTCGATTTCGCGAAGCCGCGCGAATGTCTGATTGGGCGGATTGTTTGGATCCTGCGCAAGGCGCTCCAGTCGGTCTCGCTCCTTGGCGACCGTCTCCTCTACCGCCCTATTGGCCGCCCTTTGTTCTTCAACATTCCGCCTAGCGCGATCCCTGTCCGCCCGCGTCGGAATATCTGCGCCGCGGCCTGGAGCAAGGCGCTGCCGGCGGATGTCGTCGTCGCGCTGCTGCGCTGCCTGCAGGTTGCTTTCTGCTTCGGCCGTGGCGCGGGCAAGCGCCTCCGAGAATCGCTTCAGTCCGAGCGTGGCGGCCTCGATTTCCGCAATTTGCCTGTTTGTGGCTTCGAGGGCCTGCTGCGCGTTTTTGTCGCCTGGGGTGCGCGAAAGATCTGTAATGATTTCAGCGCGGCGAGCCTCCAACTCGCGGAGCCGACGCGCAATCACGCCGGACTCTGCCCCTGACTCCTGCAAGTTCGCGCGTGTCCTGTCAGCGCGGGCGGCAAACAGCGACTGTCCGTCCACCTGCCGGCGCCGCTCAACGGCGCGTGCGTCCGCGAGGGCCGCGTCCCTGCCTCGACGTCCGGCCTCGATTTTTCTGCTTTCCTCATCAACGATTTCATTTCGGCGAGAAAGCGTTATGTCCTTGGACTCAAGAAGGGCGTTTGCCTCCGCTATCCTTGCCTCCGACTGGCGGATTTGCTCCGCAAGCCCGTCGAGCCGCGATTGAAGCGCTGCGGCCTCTGGGATACCGTCCGACAGGGCCTTGGCGGCAAGTTCTTGCGCTTCCGCCAGAGACCTCGCGCCGTCGGCTGCCTTCTTGAAATAGTCTGCCAGACCATTGTCCCCGAGGAGGCGCAGCCGTTGCTCCTCCAGTTCGCGGATGGTGTTGCTGGCTTCGGTGGCCGCTGCTGTGCGGAACCCGAGGACGTTTGGCCGATCTGCCACGCCCTTGAGTCGCTCGATGATGTCGTCGAGCGCGTTGACCTGCGCCCTCCTGTCTTCATTGGTGGCACCAAGCGGAACGCTTGCCGCGAGTCGCTCGGCCTGAAGGGCTGTTCCAGAAAGGACCGGATCGCGCCTGCGAAATCCAAAAAACGCCCCCGGGTCTTGCAGTGCGCCAAAGAACCCGCGAGATGCGATTGCATTGCTCGTACCAACGCTGCCGGTTAGCGTCGACTCTGTAAATCGGAGTCGCGCGGCGGCTGCCGAAAGAGAGTTTCTAACGTCAATGCCGGACGGTGGCGGCGCGTCTAGAAGCGCTCTCCCTGTCTCAAACTCCGACCTGCGCAACTCTGCCTGCAGCCTTCGCCGCGCAATTGCCTGACCCGGATTGTCTGACGCCTCAAGGCGCTGGCCAATCCTCTCCTGAAGGCCGATTTGCTCAACGGCGCCCGCGTTCGTTGCCAGTAACTCTTTGGCCTTCAGTTCTTGCTGCTGTCTGGCGATCCGCTCCAGCGCGAGCGCCAGTTCGTTTGCTGACTTGGCGGCAGAAGAGAACCCATCCGCAACAATCCCCTGCCCAATTGACGCAAACCCCTGCGTTATCTGCTGAAGCAGCGCACGCTGCGCAGAAAGAGTGCTGTTGAGGCCCTTTGTCCTGTCCTCAAGTTGCTGCGATCCGGAAACGTACCGCAAAATGGCACTGATGGCCTGACCGCCAAGCACGGCCGACAAGCCAATAAAAAGCCCTGTCGTGGCCGAAAGGCCCGGTATCACGCCAGACTGGCCGAGCAGCAGCCCCAATTGCGTGATGTTGTTCCCAACCGCGCGCAACTTATATTCCAGCCCGCCGGTCGACGACACGAGGTCGTCGATTGCAAACAGAGCCTGCTGAAACGCCAGTTGCGCTGTCTGCGCACTGGAGGCAGTGAGCGACCCCGCTTGGTTCCGCGCACGGCGCATGGCGTCTTCGATCTGACGCGTGCCGAACGCACCGCCACTTCTTGCGGCTACGAACTCTGCGAGTCCTCTAGTCGATTGCCGAATCTCGTTGTCGAGCCTGTCGAGTTCAGCGGCCCTTTCGTCGAGACCCATGTCGCTTGCGGCGACTCTGGCCATTTGCTGCTGCAGCGCGACGACGCCAGCAGTGACTCGGTCGATTTCGCCCTGGATCTGAATGCGAGACAGACCGTTGGAAATCTGACCGCGAAACTGCCTTGCCACAGACAGGTCGGCGGCCGCGTCACGGCCGCCTTGCGACAGTTGCTCCGCGCTGCCGCCAGACGCTTGGAGGAAGAGTTCTTCCTGCCGACGCGCTGCATTGCGGATCTCGACCTGATCCGTGATCTCGGCTTCGACTCTCTGTTGTTCGGCGAGCAGCCCAGCGATCCTTTGCAGCCGAGCCACGGCTTCGTTGCGCTGGTTGTTGTTGTTGAGGTTTGTGGCTCTCGTGAGTTCGGCGTTGATCTGACGGTTGATTTCAAGAATGCGATTCGCCTGACGCTCTGCCTCTGGAGTCCAGAGCGAACGCGCAGACTGCGCTGCCGCCTGCGTCCGCGGAATGATTTCAGAATTGAGCGTTTCGCGATTCAGGTTGATGAACCGCTCGACCGCAGCACGCCCGCGGCGCGGGTCGTCTTGGGCAAGCCCAGCGACCTGCCGATCGAAGTCGCGTTGTATGCTGCGCCTCGCGAGGTCTCGCGGCGTGAAGATGAGCGACTCTGTCTGCTGCTGCAGGCCGCGCGTCGTGTTTGCGGCCGAGAGCGATGCGGCGAGCGCGTCGACGGCCTGCTTGGCCTCCCTGGCCGATGCGGTGCCGCGATTGAACTGCTCGACGACGGCAGCGGCGCCAGAGATCAAGCCGTTGAATTGCTGGCCATTGATCGCCCGCAGTTCGGTCGCCAGCCCAGCCAGACGCTCACGAAGCGCGGTCACCTGCCTCTCGGCGCCTGGCGAAACGATTTGCTGGATTGCCGCGGAGTCCAGTTCGCGCTGGAATGACAGGTTGATGGCGTTCTGCCTGGACGTTTCGTTGTCCAACCTTCGCTGCGCTATGCCCCTGTTTGCCAACTGCAGAGAAGTAACAGGCCGGCCTTCGCGCTCTGCTGTTGCAATTTCCAGTTGGTATCTGGCAACCCGCGCGGCCGCGCGAGCGACACGCTCCGCGCTCTCTTCCGCCTGCACGGCAAGGTCCGCGAAGACGTCAGACCGAAAAGCAGCAGGCACCTCCTGCGCCCTACCGCGCAGCGAGAGCGAACGCTGCAGCGAATCAAGCGCGCGGGGCTGAAAAAACGCACCTCCAGAGTTGTTAGCATTGAGCGACCTTGAGAGCCGGTCAAAGTCTCCGACTGCGGCAGTAGCCCGACCGAGCGCTACGAGGCTCGTCCGCAGTGAGTCGATTCGCTGCCTGGAGGCGTCGTATGTGGTCGCGCCTTCCCCGATTGATCGGTATAGGTCTTGAAAGCCAGCCTGCACTCTTCCGAGTTCAGGGTACAACTGACTCTGCAGAGAGTTTGCCAGACCTTCGATTAGTCCGCGAACCTGCGTAAGCGGGCGGCCGATGTCCTCGAAGGCGCGAAACTGGTCGCGCAGGCGGCCGACATTCGGCAGGCCGGCGTCGACGCCCCTGGCCTGGAGTTGCTGGATCTCGCGCAGCGTCCGCTGAAACCGCTGCAACTGGGTCAGCGTGCCGTCCAGCGCCCTGGTGTTGAGGTTGAACTGGATGCCGCGGGCTTGGCGCGCAAAATCCTGCAGTTCACGCCGGGACTCGCCGATCCGGCGTGTGAAGTCCTGCGTGTTCGCAGTCAGGACCGCGGAGATTTTGCCGAGCAGGGCCATGCCTCATCCTTGAAGTTTCTTGAGTTCGTCAAACATTTGGTCAACCGACTGGTGTGGCTTCGCAGTCGATGGAATGAAAATGTTTTCCTCTGGCACCCGCTTGTAGTTTCCGCTCGCCGCCATCACCGTCCGACACAGCCGCGCCGTCTGCCACCAAGGATCAGGCAGCGGCCAGCGCTGATCGTAGGCATACCACTCGCTCAACTCCTCGGAGTCGCACTCCGTCAGGAGCCGCTTGACCGTCATGCCCAGTGCCAGCGCTAGGCGGAAATAGAACCTCCGCTCTGGTCGGTCGGTGAATCTTTTCCCAGGCTTTCCACAGCCTCCGACGTCAGGGCGTTGTGGCTCCACGCCTTCTCGAACAGACGATTGATCACCACGCTCGACTTCTTGCCGAGCAGGTCCAGGTCGTCGTCGGAGAACAGCCGGTCGCCAGAGTCGTCGCACAGCGTCAGCAGGAGAAAGCGGACGCGGAACGACTTCATCTTCTGCTCGGCGTAGGACTCCTCGAACGCGTCCCGCTCCAGGCCGGAGAGCGTCTTGATGTAGACGTCGCCGCCCCACTCCGGGACCTTGATCGCGTCACTCAACCGAACGTCCTTCGCCGCCAGAATCGCAGCCTTGCTCAAAGCCATCTGTCAGGTCCCCTGGTAGTCGGTAAGGCGAAAAGTCGCAGACCCGCGCACCAACTCACCAACGCGGGCCTCCGTGTTTGCAGACTCAAGGATCGCGCGCCTTGTGACCGACCAAGACGGCGACGAAAAGGTCAACTGGCCGACGCCGCGGACAATCGCCGCGACGTCGCCGGTCGACGGCGTGGCCAAGAAGTCCAGCGACACGCTGCCGCCAGACCACTCGCCGGTCGGCACGAGGACGGCGTAGCCCGCTGGGTCGGACGGAGACGTCATATCGACGACCTCCGCAACCGGCGTCTCGACACTGATGCCGACGACGTTCCCCTGGAAACTGCCCCGCGAACCGGCAAACGTGAAGGTTGCGCCTTGAGCAGATAAGGCCATCGGACCCTCCGGTCGTCAGGCGAGCCGGAAGGTCGCAGAGCCTCGCACGAAGTCGCCGACCGAGCCGCCAAGGGACGCGCTGGAGATCGTCGCGTTGCCGCTGAAGGACAGGGGGCCGCTGATGGACAGGGCACCGGACTGGCCAGCGGTGAGAATCGTGCTGTTGTAGTAGTCGATCTGCACCTCGCGGTCGGTGGCGAAGCCGCCGACGAAGATCCGGCGGGCGTTCGGGGCAACGCCGAGGTGGGTCGCGTCGAGGAGATCCTGCGTGTCATTGACCTGCACCGAGGTGACGGTGATAGTCGTACCGCCAAACGTGAACGTAAGTCCCTGTGCCGACGTTGACATTCTGGTGCGCCTCCTTGCGCGATTGTGTTAGCCGGTCGCCTCTGACCAGCGAACCTGAAAAAGTTGTCTGACTTCGTATGCCGGCGGCAGTTGTGCCCCAACCGCCGTGGGGTCGAGGAAGTCGTCCACTTCGGAGACTAGCCTCATATCATGTATTGTAACCCCGGACAGCGTCCCGGTGTGGCAATCCAGGGCCAGCCGCACCTCGTCTGACAGAGCCTTGGCGCCTTCGTAGGTCAGCGCCCAGGAGGCCACCTGGAGCGACACCTCTGGCATGAACAACGGGGTGTTGGTGAGGGTGCCCTCGCGGCGCACGTTGGCCCGCTTGTAGATGATGAACGGCATCGACGCCCCCTTGGGGACGGCGATCGGGTAGACCTGAAACCCGACCAGCCGGGCCACCGCCGGGGACGAGACGAGTTTCATGTAGATGTGCTGCTCTGGGAGCAAAAGCATTACAAGGCCCCTGCGACGGCGCTATTGATGGCCTCGATCAGGCCGTTGCGAATGATGGCCTGGGCCTGGGAGCGGCGGGCCGTGATCGTATTTTCCATCAAGTGGTATCCGGGCATCTCGCCGTAGTCCTCGCCGGGGCGAAGCGTGAAGACGCCGCCGTTGGGCAGGAAGTCGTGCGTATACCCCCTGCCCGCCCGCGCCTGACGCGTCGGCTCACGCCACGAAGACATGAGGAAGTAGTAGCCGCGGGACCGGGCGGCAAACTTGTCGCTATCCTCCAGTTTGGCGACCTTGGTCATCCGCATATTGATGGACTGGTGGACGTTGATGTACGTCTTTCTGGTGCCGCGGGTGGACGGCCTGCGGCGGCCGTTCGACCCGAACTCGACCAGCCAACTGTGATTGCCGCTGGCCTGCTGCCCAGTGGCCCCCACGCTGCCGGTATGCCGCGGGCCGGCGATCGCCACGGACACGCCGGGCCGATACGTCTTTGTCTTGATGGTCGTGCTTTTGGCGAGGTTGCCAGTGGCGTCGTGCCGCAGGGCGGCCGCCCGGTAGGTGTCGCGGATCGGCCTCGCGGCCCGGCGCAGGATCTTCTCCAGTTCCTCGCCGGCCGACAGCACTCCGGCGATATTTTCGAGCGTGTCCAGTACCGGACGGACGCCCTCGACGCCAATGCGGATAAACGCCTGCGCGCGCCCAAAGTTGTCTACAGCCATCACTGCACCTCTCGGGCAAGGATTTCCAGGGCCGTGCGGTTGTCCCGCTCGACAACGCTGGCTATCTCCATTGTGCGCCCACGCCAAATCAGCCGCTGGGTGTGGGTGACGCTGGGGCGGTAGCGGATGCGAAAGCGGTGCGTGGCGATCAGGTTGGCCTGCTGGGCCTGCAGGATGTCCCGCGTCGATAGGCCGTCTGCGCTGGCCCAGACCGTCGCGACGTTGGCCCACGACAGGGTCGTGTCTCCGGTCGGCGTCCGGCTCTCGGACGGCGACTGAATCGTCACGCGCTCCCGCATCTTGCCGATGATCATGCCACCGTGCCCTCGCCGATGAGGACGATGTCGTAGGACGCGCCTGCGGATCCCGTGACCGTGACTCCGGAGGCCGCCATTCCGGCGGCTGAAGGGTCAAACTGCGCGGCCGCGGCGCCTGGGGCGACCGTCTGGCCGGAGAACGGCGAGCCAGTGAACGTCAGGGTCGCCGTGCCGGAGTTCCGGACATACCAACCCTTGACCGCCGTGATGGTCACCGTGGCCGGCGATCCGTCCCGCGTGTCCGGCAGGGAGGCGAGATTGAGGACTTCGGAGGCGCCGGCAAGAGTCTTTGTGCCGCTCCAGGCGACCTGCGCCTGCCCGGCCCCAGCGCCATCTCCGAGGGACAGTGCATAGGAAACAGGCGTCGTCCGCAGCGTGCGGGAAATGTCGCCGGCAGACGACTCGTGGGCGACAAGCGAAAGGACGATCTGCGAAGAGAATGCCATCTGTCAGGTCCCCATGACGTAGATTTCGTACTGCTGCCCGGCCGTGCCGCCGATGCGGAGGATGCTGCCGCCGACCGTCGTGCCGAATCCGATCGAGTTCGGGCAGCAGAGCAGCATCGCGCCGCCCTCGCGGATCGGGTAGCCACGAAGCGTGAGCGATCCGAGGTTGATCATCGGGCTGAAGTTCCACGACGTTACGTCCTGGCGAAACAGGCTGAACTGGCTGCCCGTCCAGCCGGCAGACAGGGCGATCTGGTGGGTGGCCGACAGGTTCTTGATGCACAGAAGTTTCACGGTCGAGATGCCGACTGCGGCAAAGTCGATTTCGTCATACCCTCCGGAGAACGTCCGGCGGTCGCTCCATACCGTCGTGCAGTCGCCTACGTCGAACGAGAACGAAAGCGGGCTTTCGGTGAGCGATTGCGTCAGCCCCGCCGACGACGTCGACCGGGCCGTGATGCTTGCCGTGGCTTTTGCGACTAGCGTCATCGGTATCCGCCCCAGCCCGACACCGCCAGCAGCGTCTCGAAGGTAGCCGGAATCGGCATCTGCATCCCCTGCACGACGGGCTGGCGAGCCTCGTACCAGTGGGCCACAAGCAGCAGAATCAGGTGCTTGAGAACGCCCGGGACGGCCGCGCCGGAGGCGCCGTAGCCGGCGGTCCAACTCACGGTGACGCTGTTTTCGTCGCCGCGAACAGCCGGCCACACGCCACCGTACACGGGGAATGCGCGCCCAGGCGTGACGTAGAAGTCGATCTGGAACGCTCCAGTGGCACTCGTGAGCGTCTGGTTCGTTCCGCCCTCGTCACGGTAGACGATCGTGACCGTCTGGTTCTGCATCGGCGGCCGAGGCAGGATGATTTCCCACAGCGGGAACGTGTCGTAGCGGGCCTCCCAGACCGTCGAAATCATGGAGACGTCCAGGACGTCCTCGACGTACTCCCTGGCCGTGGAGACCAGCGTAGAGATGTAGGCGTCATCGTCGCTCGTATCGACGCGGCACTGCACTTTGGCTTCTGCAAGCGTGACCGGCTCGACGGCCGGGGCCGTGTGCCTGCGGAGGCTGCGGTACGGCGTGATTCCGGAGTCCGGCTGCTGCGGCGACCCGTAGCGGATGGTGACAGTCACTTGTTCCTCTTCTTTCCTTGCGGCTGCACGGCGCGCTCGACCCTGACCTCGACGGCCGCCGTTTCCTGGTCCCTGTCCTCAACCCTCTCGACAAGCCCTCTCGCGATCAGAACGCGGGCCATGCCGTCGCCCCAATCAAACTCGCGGCCTGCCTTGTAGCCACCGAACGGCTTCACGACCCTGACTCTCATGCGATGAACCCCCAGGCGCTCTCCGGTGGCGCCTTCCCATTGCTCCAGAACTCCGTCGTGTGCTGCTGCACCTTTCCGCCCTCGGCGCTCCGGGACGGCCATGTGATCATCAGTTCGGCGTGGCCAACGCTAACGTGCGTGGCGATGCCAAGCCGGTTGCCGCTGGCCGAGAACTTCTTCCAGAAGTAGATGTCCTCGTCCACATGCCCGCCCGTGAACGTGCCTTCGGCGTTGGCCTCGTGCAGAAACCACGGTTTCGCCATCTTCTTGATGGCGGCCGTGCGGATGAACGTGCAGCCAAAGTGGGCAGTCTCTGCCAACTGCACGGGCTTCGAGAACCAGTCGTTCTCGACGGTCATCTTCTCGTCCGGCGTGACGCCCGGCAGGGCGAACATCACCGTGTTGGCTTCCCGCTTGGTCTGAAGCGGGGCGATCGCGTCGAATCCAGAGTGCATCAGCAGCGCCAGCAGCGCCTCCACCGTCTTTGCGCTGAAGATCGTGTCGTAGTCGATCGTCAGAACGACGTCGTGCGTGTCGATAACTTGCTCAAGGCACCGCTGCACGCACTGCCCCCAAAACACGCCCGTGTGCTTGATCGGGGCGATGCCGTGCGGCGCCAGCGCCTGTGAGATGCAGAAGAAATTATCAGTGAAGCCGAGGCGAGGGACGCTCATGAGAGCGGCTACCTTCACCTCGGCTTCACAGTTACCGACACGCAGCAGCATGGTTCGCTCCTTGTGAGGAGCGGGCGCGCATCCTTGCGCCTTTGTCGGCCGTCATGGCCGTCCCGCTTGTACGGGACTAGCCAATGACCCGGCCGATGACACCAGCGTCGGAGTTCGACACGGGCGACTCCTCGGCGCGGCCCAGCCGGCCGACGATCGCCACGGTGGCGGACGCACCCGGGGTGTAGGACACCTTGAGGTAGCGCTTCTTCGCCTTCGTGTCGATGTCCAACTTCAGGATCGCAGCCGAAGCCGTCCCAGCCGCGCTCACGGCAGGGATGCTGAAGCCGCCAGTGCCGCCGCCGACAAGAGCCGTGACGTTCGAGTAGGACGAGTTGTCGTCCGACTCCTCGACCTTCACGACGTTTGCGAACACCGTGCTGGCGTTGCTGGCCCGCAGGACGGTCACGCTGGCGTGGTCGTACCCGAGGGTGTCGATCGTCAGCGTGGCGGTCGCGGTGGCGCCAACGGCCGCGGTGGGCAGTTCGGCGACGACCTTATGGTTCTGGGCGTGAATCATTTGCTTTTGGCTCCTTTATCACGACGCGGCAGACTTGAGGGCGACGACGGGGCCGACCTCCGAAGTGCTGCCGAGGCTGTGGTGGTTGATGTCGAACCGCATGGTCCCCTGGAGCAGCAGTTGATCCGTGGTGGCGTACACCTGATCGAACAGCCGCACCGAGAAGTCACGACGCCGGGCGTAGATGCTGGACAGGCCCATGTTGCCGAACAGCACCTTCACCTTGCTGGCGTCGGCGCCGAGCGTGCTGTTGAGGACATGGACCATCCGCACCGGGTAGCCGAGGAACGACTCGCCGGCGTCACGGCCGAGGTTGTCAACCGTGTTGCCGCCAGCCGCGTACTTCAGGCGGCTGATCGACGCGGCGTAGCCGGCCGGCGAGACGTACCACGCAGCGCCCTGGCGGGCGTAGAGCGGCAACTTGCCGATGACGCCGAGGAAGTCCTCGATGTCGAGGGTCTCGAAGCCAGTGTTGCCGGAGGCTGCCGTCACAACGCTGGCAGTGTGCGTGCCGTCGTTGATCTTGTTGACGATGCCGTTGATGCCACCGAACTCGGAAGTGCCGGTGCCGAGCCAGCCGCAGGTGTCGATCTTGTAGGCCAGCGAGGTCGCGAACTCCGCGGCCACGCTGTCGGCCAGCGACACCAGGGCGTCCTCGACGACCTCCGTCGACATGCGGCAGGACACGCCCAACTTCTTGGCGACGAGCGACACGTTGCCGTAGGTCGGCTCGCTCTCGGTCACGCTCGACCCCTCACCGATGAAGTAGGCCGTCGTGCCCGTCAGCCGCTTGGGCACCACCATCGTGTCGCGGTTCATCGAGACGTTCTCGGCGGCGCCGGGGAAGGTGCCGTAGGTCTCGACGAGCCGGATGACGCGGTTGGCGAACTCTTCGGGAACCAGCGCGCCGCCGGCCGAGTTGCTGCCCTCGTTCAGGGCACGGCTCTCGACGCCGTGGTCGCGGCACCACCGCAGGTCTTCCTGGTTGCGGAACACCGTCGCCCGCAGCCAGCGGCCGCAGCGGTAGGCGCTCTCGACGGCGTCGGGGCCGTCATTGAAGGCCCGCAGGCTCGTGTGATGCGGGTTGATGGCCCGGATCTCGACCTTCTTCGGCTCCTCGGCCGGGGCGGCCGCGGGCGCCGGGGCAGGGGCGGCCCGCTCGACGACCGAACGCAGTTCCGCCTCCTTGGCGGCCAACTTCTGCTCGAACTCCAGGTCCGACTTGACCTTGTCGGCCTCCTCCGTCAGGCGACGGAGTTCGACGGTCTGCTCCTCGGAACGCTCCTCGCAGTCGGCGAGTTCGTTGAGGCGGGCGGCGATGGCCGCGGCACGGTCCTGAAGACGCTTGAGGTTGGAAGCCATTTGGCTGTTGCTCCTTTTTTGAGCCAGCCAAACGCAAAAGCGGCGGCTGGCGGGGTATCCCGCAAGCACGCCGCGACAAGAATCCTCAAGTCGCTCGCACTGCTCTCCGCGAAATCCATCGCGGAGCGGTTATGTCTCTCTGTAGCCTACACAATAACGCCGTAGGCGTGCAAGTCAGTTCGGGGGTGGGGGTGCCTCGAACTGTATGGGACCAAGCCCAGTTACCTCGCACCTGATACCCCACGCATTCAGGAAGTCGGCGGCCATTGGGTACAGCATCCCGAACTCGCGGCCATATTCCATTGCTGATTCTCGGTGATTTGCCAGTTCGCGTGTTGAGAAGTGATCCGAAAGCATTCCGATTGCCACCAAGCCCTGATCTGAAGTTCCATCAAAGTCCCACAGCAATGACTCTTGGTCCAAGGATACTGCCCAATCTTTTCCGACGATCTTTGCCGCCATTTCAGATAATGCCCGCAAGTATGAGTACCGATAGATCGAAGCCGTGCCTCGCTCGCCTACGAAATGTGGCCGGTTCACGATAGATGGATTCTATGCCGGTAGAAAACACCTCTGTCCCGCGATTTATTCGAGGTTTGTTCGGAAGCGACTGCCGCATGGCCTGATCGTATCCACAGTCGGAATACCTCCTTGCGTACCCGAGATGGCTTGGCGCATAGAGGTCTAGGTGCTGCCGCTGCTCGCCGGCTCTGTAGAGGCACTCGTAGAACCCGACACCGTTCACGCCCATGATCTTCGACCCCTTTTCGTTGGCCAGAAAGTCATTTGCCCGCTTTGTGAAATCCTCATCCAGGGCGCGGAGCGTTCTCGCGTCTGCATTTTCGATTGCGTGCCCATACTCGTGGACTGCCGTCTTCCTTGTTGTGCCCCGATCCTGCGCGCCGATTGTTACCTCCTCCTCGTCTCCGTTGTGCGAGCCGCCGCCGCCGGGGCGAATCGCGATTTTCTGCCGCGCGATGGTCTTGGCGTGCTTCGTAGACGCAACTCGCGAAAGCCACCGCCACGCATCTTTGAGCGAGTCAATTGCGTGTTCGCGATCTTCCAGCGACACGCCGGGTTTTGTCACTATCTTGTAGTCCTTGACGTCCGTCGAAACAGTGGCCGTGCCGCCGGAATAAGCCCTCGTGAACTCGCCAACGACGGCGTGAAGTTTGTCGTCGCGCTCCGCATAGTGGGATTCAATCGCTTGCTGTTGCCGCTTGATGGACTCCTTGATTTCATCGTGCCGCGATTTCCACTCGTCGCGGCGTGCGTTGAACATCGCTCGATCATTTTCGTGACTGCGAAGAGTGTCGCCAAGGTTGTCAATGTCTTGCTGCGTTTTGAATATTCGCGCGTCGTATTCAGCCTCGATCCGTTTCGACTCGGAGTGCAGCGCGTCGAGGTCTTGCTTGTGTCGGCGAATCTGGAACTCGACCTCTGTCTCGCCGGCGTTCTTCACGGCGCTGGAGGCCTTTCCAGAAAACATCGACGCCGGCTTCTCGATTACCTTGAGCCGCTCGTTCGCTTTCTTGACGCGAATCTTCTGCAGCATGGCGGCGCGCTTCTTGGCGGCGGCCTCGGCGGCGGCCTGCTTTTCCGCGGCCTCGCGCTCGCCCTTCTGGGCCTTGCGCTCGGCGGCCGACTTGCGCAAGCCCTCTATCCGACGACGCTTGACGTCGGAGGCCATTTTCTGCTTTTTGGCGACCATCTCCTTTTGAGCCAGCGCCTTGGCTGCAGCGATGTCTTTCTTCGCGTTGCCCTGCTTCAGCGCGCCGCCCTGCGAGAGCGGCTTCTGCGGAATGCCGTCCTCGGTGGCGCAGTTGTTGCCGGCCTTGAAGCCGCCGGCTCCGGTGCCGCAGCCAGCCGACGCGCCCATCTTGGCGGGCCGGCGATTGGCAGCCTTGACCTTCTTCTGCTTGCGCGGGCCGCCGCCGCGGCGGCGAAACTCCGCAAGCCGCTCCAGGGCGGCCCGCAGTTCAGCGAGGACGTCCATGGGCCGCGGTCTCCAGTGCCTTGGCCTTGAGGCGAGCAGCCTCTGCCGCCGGATCCACGCTGCGCTTCGCAGGCTGCGCGAGCCGCTCCTCGGGGATGACCCAGAGTTTGCAGACGGCGTTGGGGTCGATCTGCCCGTCAACGACGTCGCACGAGCCGCCCTCGTTCCAGAAGATGCAGTTCTGGCACTTCATGCCGCGCTCGGCGAACGGATTCTCGGTCATGTAGTGGGCGCCGTCGGGTCCTTCCTGCGGCCACGGGCCGTTCTCGACGGCAATCTGCTCGATGGCCTCGTAGAGCGCGAAGTTGGCCGGAGACAGGGTCTCCATCGGATCTTCCTCGGCGCGGACCTCGACTTCCGCCTCCGGCTCGGCGCGGTCGGCCGACTCCATGGCCGCCACCTTGCGAGACGCCCAGTTCTTCGCCGGCGTGCCGCCCCACAGCAGCCATGCCACGAACCCGGGCTTCTCCTCGCCGGCCTTGTCCCAGCCGGGCGACTTGCTCGCCGACTCGTGACGCGCGAACCACGCGTTCATCTCGCGGACATGGTCTTCGGTCAGTTCCTCGCGGCGGGCGATCTTGTTTGCGCGGGCCACGGTCTCGGGCTTCAGGCCGTCGCCTGACTTGCCTTCCTCGTGCAGCCGCAGGCCGCGCTTGGCGGCGGCGGCCATGCCAGCGGTGGGCTTGAGGCCGACGGCCCGCTGGTCGATGAACGCCGGGGCCTCGCCCATGATGTTGCTGGCCGAAACCAGTTCGCTCATCTTCTTGGCGACGAAGTAGTCGGACTCCTCCCAGACGCCGTCCTCGAAGTCGTACTTCCGCACCAGGGCGGCCGGATCGTCAGGCGTGGCCTCGATCGGCTCCTCCGAATAGTCGCCAATCGACCCCTCGGCCATGACGTACTCGATGCGGCCGACACCGCCGTCCCAGGCCACGAAGTCGCCAGCGGCGTACATGGCACGCTTCGCCATCTCCAGCGCCCGGCGGCTGACGAACGTCTCGGTCGCTGGGTAGGCCGGCCGCAGGACCGGGCCAACGTCGAACAGGCCGTCGAAGTCGACGATCTCTCGGAGTTGGCGGCCGTCGGCCATCCGCGTCCACTTCTCGCCGGCACCCTTCACCTTGAAGGCGAAGGACGATCCTCGGACGTCGCCACGCTCAATAGCCTCCACGACGTCAGCGCGGCTTTCAGGAGCGTCGATTTCGTAGCGGAGACCACGCTCGTCGACGGAGAGACGAAGAGTTCCGGCCGACTCTCGGCCAAGGAGGAACATCGGCTCATGGTTGTAGAGGGCAACGACGTCGGTTCCTCGCTTGATGACATTGTCAAAGGCTCCAGGGAGAATCCGCTCCACAAAGCCGCCCAGATCCTGGCTGTCGCTCTGGAACAATGCCGCATAGCCGCGGATGACGGCCTTCTTCTTGCCAGTTTTGTCGCAGAGGCAGCGCTCGACGGCCGTGTCGGCCTCGATCAGCCGTCGCTCAACGTCTTCTCGACTCTGTCCGTCCATGTCTCAAGAACCTCCTCGTAGGGGCGACCGCTCCGGTGACAATCCAGGAGCAAGTCCCGCGTCTCGTTCATCCAGCCGGCCGCGAACTCGTCAATATGTAGGCCGGTAGCCTGTGCGGCATCGCACAGTTCCGTCCGCATCCGCTTCTCGTGTGCCTCCAGCCACGCGGCCAACTTGGCTGGCTTCGTTCGCCGTTCGCGAATCCCGTCCGCCTCGATGGCCGCCAGTTTCCGCAGGGTCTGCTTGAACAGGACGCCGGCGGCCGACCGGGCGGCGTCCATCGCCGGCTCCTCGGCGACAACAGGCGCCTCTTCTTCTGGAGCGGGCGCCTCGGCGGGTGGCGTTTCCTCGGTCGGCGGCTGGACGACGAACGACTCCAGGAGGGCCATGTTGACCTGCACGAACCGCTTGTCGCCGTGTTCGATGGGGTTCATGCCTTCGCTGGAGCGGATCTCGTTGATCGAAAGAACGCCCAGGTTCCAGAGTTCGCGGTAATACTGGGCGCGGCCGGCGTTGTCGCCGCGGAGCAGGCCGCGAACGTCGAACTCGGCAAAGTAGTTGTCGTCGTCAGCAATGAGGTCGCGGCGAACGGCACCCTCCCAGCGGCGCAGCCACGGGACCAGGGTGAACGTGACGAAATCCAGGCCCTGCTGCTCCACCGAGGAGTACGAACTCTTCGTCAAGTCGCCGATCATGTAGACCGGCACGCGGTAGGCGCGGGCGATGTCCTCGACTTGGTAGCGCCGGGTCTCAATGAGTTGGCTGGACTCGTTGGTCCCGGAGAGTTCCTTGAGTTTGATGCCGTGCGGCAGGACCGCCGTCTTGCTACTGTTCTGCGGGCCGCGGCCATGAATGTCGTCCCACGACTGCCGCAGCCGCTGCGCCGTCTCGGGCTTGAGCGGCTGATCGGACTCCAGGACGATCCCCGGCTTCGCGCCGTTCCCGAAGTATGCGCCGCTGTGTAGTTCTGTAGCCCTTGCGAGAGCAATGGCTTCGCGGGAGAGCGTCGTCGGGATGTAGCAGTTGACGCCGTCCTGCGTCATCCACGGGATCCGGAAGATCTGATCCTGCGAATAGATGGTCGGCGTGGCCTTGTCAGGCTCCTGGTAGAGAAACCGGAGCCGGCCGTTCTTGATCCGCTCGACCGTCATGCGGCTGGGGTGCAGCGGCCACAGTTCCGTCACGGACCCCAGTCGACCAGGGCGGATCTCGGCGTAGGCCGCGCCCCAGAGCATACACCAGGACTGCATGAGTTCCCGGAACTCGAAACTCGTCATCCAGGAGTTGGGCTGCTCGGAGAGGATCTTGTGCAACGGCATCCCATCGGCAATCTCCTTGCCGCCAGCAATCAGCCGGCGGTAGAGCGAGAACGGGAGCGAAGCCACCGATTCTGACACCACCCGAACGCAGGCGAGGACCGCGCTGCACTGCAGCGATGTTTCCGGCGAAACATGGATTCCGGCAACCGTTTTCCTGCTCTCCGAAATCTCCTCGAAGACGCGGGAAATGCCGCTGCGAACCTCAAGAATGTCTTCAATGGCAGCCGACTGCGATTCCACTACAGCACCATGATTTCGGGTTCTACCTGCGGCCCGTGGACTTCGCCGCTGGCAAGAGAGAGGGCCATGCAGAGGGCGACGACGCCGTCGATGCGGCCAACGTCATGTGACGACTTTTTGACGGGCTTGATAAGACCTTCGTCATTGGTCTTCACTTGCACGTTGCTGGCCTGCCACAACAAAACTGGGTTTCCGCCGTGCCGAAGCCTGCCGGAGGTCACGAGATTCTCAAGCAGGCGTGTCGGCGCGTTCATCGGGCCAAACCCTTGCCCGAAGGGGTGAACTGTCACGCCTTCGGCCGAGAGTTGGGTCATGAGGTGAACCGCGTTCCAGCGGTCCACAGCCACGCCCTTGACCCAGTTTTTCTCACAAAACCCGAGAATGTAATCTCGGATCTCGTCGTAATCCGTTATGTCTCCATCAGTTAGTCTAACAAAACCGTCCTTCTCCCATTGGCCATACGGCACCCTGTCGGCCTTCTCGCGCTTGCCGGCGTTGTCGCCTGGGATCCAGAAGGTGGCCTGAACGTCAACGCTCCCGTCCTCGTCTGGCCAGATCGCCACGAACGCCGTCGTGTCGTAGGTACTGGCGAGGTCGAGGCCGCAGTAGCATGGGCGGCCGGCGGGCGGCCTGATCGGCGCGCTGCAAGCCTCAAAAACACCGTGCTTGAAGAACTTCTCTTCGGAGTTCGTCCATTGGTTCAAGTGGAGCCGGCGAAAGGTCATCTCGTCGCTGGTGGACTCTCGCGCCTTGGCCGACATTTGCGCGAAGTAGTCCTCTTTGATGGTCACGCTGAAGTTCGGGTTCGCAGCGCGCCAAGTCGCCGGATCAAAGGGGTCGGCGTCCGGCTCGGCTGCGTAGATGCAGGGCAGGAACGTCTCGTCGACCAGGATGCCGTCGCGGATCTTCTCGGCCCGCTCCCATGTCTTGAAGCATGGGGACTGCCTGTCGTAGCCGGCCGTCGTCAAGAAAATGGTCAGCGGCTGGCGCCTGGCGCCGGTGGCTGTCTCTAGGACGTCGACCAATTCCCGGTCTTTCTGGACATGGTATTCGTCCACCAGGATGCACGACGGGTTGTACCCGTGCTTGGTCGCCGCCTCGCTGGAAATGGTTTTCATGACCGCGTTGGTGCCCGGAACGGCGATGCTGTTCCGGTACAACTTGCAGCGGGAGAGCAGGGTCTCGTTGCTCTCAACCATCTGCTTGGCGGCGTCATGGAGCAGCGCCGCCTGCTGGCGATCACCGGCCGCGACGATCACTTCTGCGCCGATGTCGTCGCAGAAAAGCATATAGAGGCCGATGGCCGCGCACAGTTGAGTCTTCCCATTTTTGCGCGGAATCGCCAGCAGGCTCGACCTGTATTGGCGCAGGCCGTCGGGGCGGCGCGTGTTGAACAACTTGTCGAGATACTCCCGCTGCCACGGGAACAACTCGAACGGCTTGCCAGCAAACTCACCGCGGGTGTGCCGCAGGCAAGATATGAAATCGCAGATGTCAGCCACCGGCCAGCAGCGCCTTCATCGGGTCTGCCGACTTGGCCTGACGGTCGATGACGGCCATTCCTAGGCGCGTCCTGTCGGCGGGCGTGAACCCAAGGACCGACTCAAGTTGCCGCAACTGCTCATGACAGGCTGCCGACTGCGCAAAGAACGGGGAAGGCTTCGCTGCCTTCTCCTCGCCCTGGCGGCCCGTCATGGAATGAAAATGGATTGCAGCCTTGGCCAGTTCTTCTTCGGCCGAATACCAGCGGTCCAGCGTCACGGCGTACCGGAGGACGGCGTGCTTGTCCGTCTTCGCCAGAACTCCCATGGAGTCCAGTTGCCTGCAGGCTTCCCGGAAGAACTCTCCGGCCCGCTCGCGGACGAACTCCGGGGGTTCCGGCAGTTTGTCGTAGAACTCGCCCAGTTCCTCGCGGTGATCGGCGCGCCACGACCCGGACATGGCCAGAACGTGCTTCGGCTTGGGTGGCGGGCCTCGTCGCATTGACAATGCTCCTACTATCTATAGGATACCGATGAACACAACGCGGCGCAGGCAGTCCCCGGAACCGGGGGAGTTTCATCATGAGCGCTAGAACCCTACGAGAAACCTACAAGAACCCTACGAGGAACGCGCACGCACGCGATGGCCTCGCGTGCGCGCGGGGTCTTTTTTTCTCAAACTCGTGACCGGGTGCGAGGCGTTGGCGTGCGGTCTGCCGAGGGGGGCGGCCAACTTTCCCGGCCCCCCCGCCCCCGCCGGATCCGCGCCGCCCCCGTGATTCGCGGGCCTGGGCCTCGATCACCAGGGCGGGCCTGGGCCTCGATCACCAGGGCGGGCCTGGGCCTCGATCGCCAGGGCGGGCCTGGGCCTCGATCACCAGGGCGAGCCTGGGCCTCGATCACCAGGGCGGGCCTGGGCCTCGATCGCCAGGGCGGGCCGGCGGGCCGGCGGGCCGGCGGGCCGGCGGGCCGGCGGGCCGGCACCAGGGCGGGCCTGGGCCTCGATCACCAGGGCGGGCCTGGGCCTCGATCACCAGGGCGGGCCGGCGAGCCGGCACCAGGGCGAGCCTGGGCCTCGATCACCAGGGCGGGCCTGGGCCTCGATCACCAGGGCGAGCCTGGGCCTCGATCACCAGGGCGGGCCGGCGAGCCGGCACCAGGGCGAGCCTGGGCCTCGATCACCAGGGCGGGCCGGCGAGCCGGCACCAGGGCGGGCCTGGGCCTCGATCGCCTGGGAGGGCCGGCGAGCCGGCACCAGGGCGGGCCTGGGCCTCGATCGCCTGGGAGGGCCGGCCGCTCGATCGCCTGGGAGGGCCTGGGCCTCGATCGCCTGGGCCGCGGATCCGACGATCGGCCTGTACGTCAAACCGCCTGCAGCGTTGACGTACAAAAACCGGCCGCCGGCCCGGGGATCATGCCGGCCGCGGATCCGACGATCGGCCTGTACGTCAAACCGCCGCCCACGTTGACGTACAGAAAAGCAAGAGGGCCGCCGATCCGGCTGGCGGATCGGCGGCCCCGGCTGGCCACGGTCGACGGTCGACGGTCACCGCCGCAGCGCGTCAACGTGCGGGATGATTTTGATTCCCGCGGCCCGGCAGATCGCCCGGCACTCGGCATGCGATTCAGAGCCGATCCCGAAATCAGTCACGCCGCCGACCCCCTCGTCAGAGATCCAGAAACGCGGGGCCGGCTGGCGAGCCAGCCACCGCAGCGCCGGACCGTCCACGAGGTTGTCGCCACCGGGCAGGGCACGGCGAACGTCCGCCACGGTGGCGGCCCGGCCCTTCGAGCCGGCAACGACGATCCGGCCCAACTTCCGCCCCTGGGAGCCGGCATAGAACGCGATCGTCGCGCCCGGCGCTTCGAGGATCAGCCGCTCGATGTCGTCGTCCGAATAGTGCATGGATCCGGACGCATCACACAGCACAGTGCCACCCTTGACCCGCCGCTTCGAGGCGAAGATAGCGCCGTCGACCGGGAGCCGATGGACGGCCGACGGAATCACCCCGGCATCGCTCCAACGGCGGGCCGGGGCGCGGCGCGGCCGGATGGATCGAGTCGTTTTCAGAGTGTGAACGTCCGACAGCGGATACCATGCTCCGCGGGCCTTGATGGTGCGCAGTTTGCGCGCCGCTTCCAGGTCTCCGGGCTGGCGGCTATTCCCGCCATCGGTGCCCGGCGGAAACTCGAAGTCGAAGGCCTGGGCCAGTGGCACGGTCCAGGACTTGAACCCCGCCTGCGTCCGGATCGCCTTGACGAACGGACTCGGGCCGCTCCGGCGGCGGCGGCCGCGGCCGCGGGAGAGCCGCTCTTTCTGGGTCTCGATCATGCACTCGATCCGGGCCTCGATCCCGTCGAGGACTCCGGAGTCGACGCCACGGCGGGCGAAGGCATTGAACAGCCGCGCCCGCTGGTAGGGCTGGAACCAATTCACGAGGAACGCGCCGGCGATCGTCCGATCGGATCCGCCGCACACCTGGGCGATCATGTCGGCCTCGGTCTCCGTGATCGCGTCACGGTCGACCAGATCCGCACGATCGAGGAACGCGCCGATCCGGGAATCTTCGCTCCACTGGATCGCTTCCATCGTCACGCCGTGCCGCTTGCACAGCGCGTCCGCGGACATTCGCGGCGTGAGCCGGGCGTGCCCTAGTTCGTGATTCCGCACGAGGCGCGCCGTCGGCGTGTCGGACAACGGGGCGAACAGGTTTGCTTTTTTCGTGTCGGTCGCGCCGGCTAGGTCACCGGGGCTTCCGGCCACGGTCCATCGACGGCCGTCGATCGCGGCCGGCATCGGTCGATTCATGTCGGGCAGGTGCATTGTGGGGTCTCCCTTGAATGTCGGTCTCTCGATCCGCCGGGGCCGCCCAACGTGGGCGGCCCCGGCCACGGTCCGCCGCGGTTACTCCGCGGCCACGGCGAGCGAGTCCAGGACCGCTTGCCAATTGGGACCGAACGTCGCCGCCGCCGCGGTCTCCGCGCCCACGGCCGCACGGAGCCGGGCGAACGCCAGCCACGAACGGAGCGTCACGCGATCGTCACCCGTGGCGGTCACGGTGCCGCGGGCTGCGTTGTGCAGGTCCGCGGGAAGGGCCTCGATCGCCGCGGGGTGCGGTTCGAGAATCTCGACGTTGACGCTGAAGCGATCACGCAGCGCCGGCAGGAGATCCTCGGGCCGGCCGTTCATCGTGCCCACGACATGGAACCCTCGGGCCGGGGTCACGGTCTCACCGCTCGGGAGGGTGAGCCGGCACGATTCCCGATTGTCGAGGGCCGCCAGCAGAAACGACAGCGTGTCGCCGCCGGCATGGTCGACCTCGTTGAGAACGACACGGGAACCCTCCCGCATCGCGGCCACAACGGGACCGTCCACCCAAACGAACTCGCCGCCGCGGGGGTGGTAGTGCCCACGCAATTCGGCGGCCGGAGTCTCCGGCGTGAGCGTCACGTTCCGGACGCCACCCGTGCCAGCCTGGGCCGCGAAACTCTTGCCCGTGCCCGGAGGACCGTACAGGAGCGTATTCCCTTCGGCCACCGCGACCACCGCTTCCGCCACCTTCCAACTGTCGACCTTAGCCATGATTGTCTCTCCCTTGCACACTCGAAACCCTCCCGCACGGGGCCGGGGCGATCGCCCCGAAAAACCCCGGCGGGAGAATACTGTCGCTCTGTCGCCTTACTCGCCGATCGCCCGGAGGAGCGCGTCCAGATCGTCACCACTGGGCGCGTCCGGATCGCTTCCGAACTCTGCCGCCAGCGCTTCGAGCGCTTCGCACACTTCAACGTCCAGGGTATCGGCGTGCCGGAAAATACGGGGCGGCCGGCTGCGGACGGTGGCGGACGGTGCGATCATCAAGGAATAGTTGCCGAACATTGGTCACGGTCTCCCTCGGGGTTGTGTCGCCCGGTAGCCTTCCCGGGTCGCAGGAAAGATAACCCGAACGGTCAAGTCGTGCAACCGGATTTTTTTCCGGCGGCCGCGAAACCCAAATTGGACACTTGGGATTGTCGATTTTGGCAGTCACGGCAACCCCCTATCGGTAGGGTAGAATCCGGTCCGCGCCGTCCACGAGGGCCGCCAGCGTCCGCCGGATCGGTCCCGGGCCGGGCGGCGGGGCCGGCAGCACGGGGGCGGCTGGCCATGGGGCCGCCGCGGCCGGCCACGGGGCCGGGGCCGCCACGGGCGGCGGGACGGGGGCGGGCGGCTGCAGGGCCGCCACGAGGGCCGCCACGGCGACGGCGAGGGCGATCGGATCGCGGTGCATGATCGAGACTCCGGAGGGCCGGGCGGGGCTTGTGGTGCCCGGTGGCCAATTCATCGGCGGGCGGGCCGCCCGAACTTGAACCGGCCCGGCCGCCCCTCGTGCGTGCGTGCGCGTGCGTGCGTGCGTGCGTGCGTGCGTGCGTGCGCGGGCGCGGG